TACCACCCCTAAGCAGTCAAGTTCGACGCTCTGGTAAACGCCTCTTCCTTGCACTATAAACATTGACTAGCTAAGTCTTTGTTGCTTATGTTATTAATATAACATCTTTATAGTAAAAGTCAATAACTTTTTTGTCCAAAATCATAAAAAAACCCGCCGAAGCGGGTTATTCGCAGTCTTGCGTTTCTAGCAATCTATGCATGTACTTTACTTGTTCATTACATACATTGTTACTTCGAAACCAAAACGCATTTCTGTAAAAGTTGGTTTTGTCCACATATGCTTCTCCTTTCAAGTATTATTTAAACACACAAGAAAGGATAAAGCATACGCATAATCATTAAAGACTACTCAATATAAAATTGATTCTATTTCTGCGGTGCTGTTTAATTAATTTTGTATAGCACCATAAAGTGAATCTGTCCATAACACTTCTCCTAGTTAAAGGGTTAAAGTGCGTTCCTTCGCTTTATGCTACTTCCGTCCCGTAGGATGAACGTAAAATATTTAGTCAAAAAAACAGGACCCGAAGGTCCTGTTTTAGTTTGCTTACCTAAGTAAATCTTAGCTGAAGCTTAGAGCGCCAGTAGTTACTTCTACTTTCTCTAAGTAATCTGCTGCGTTACCTAGTGATGACGCTGTGTTAGATAGCTCAACGTAACCATAACGTGTCATAAAGCTGACAGTTGGCTCGAATGTAGCTGGATCTAGTACAACACCACTGCTCATTAACGGAATGTATGGGCAGTAGAATGCTGCTGCGTCTGACTCAGATGAACCTTTGTAACCAATAAGTACATCGTCGTCTGCTGCGTAAGTGTTTACGTATACTTTCATTGCATTGTTTAAAGTACCAACCATCTTAGTGTTAGTTGGAGCTTCGAATGCGCCTTCAGTTGTACGTGCGAACGCTGAAGTAGTTGCAGACTGAAGAACAGTTAGCATTGTTGGGCTAACTACACACCAGTTACCTGCGCCACGTCTTGTACGCTGTGCAATTCTGTTGCTTGCTCTGTTGATTAGAACTGCAAGTGCTGCGTGTTCGTCACCAACAAAAGTTGCTGTACCAGATACTGCTGACTGATCGTATGAATCAGTACCTGTACCTGCTAGGCTTGAAAGTGAACCAAGAACCTCTTGATCGATTTCAGCGGTAATTTCTTGAGCTAAAGCAGCCATAATTTCTGCTTCAACATCAATACCATGCTGTGATTGAGCATCTTGAGCTGCTTCAAACGTCCAACGAGCACTCAACTTACGAGTTTTCGCTTCGACAGTTTGTTTCAAGATCTGAATTGACATTCTGTTACCAGCTGCGCCTTCTAAAGATGCAGTTGATGCTGGTGCGTTAGTACCGTCACCTGAATATGCTTCAGCAATCTTGAATGGGCTAAGAGCCTCTTCACCTGCTGTTGCGCCTGCGGCGCCTGTGCCTACAGTGTCGCTATAGCGAACACGTAGAGTGTGGATTTGACCCACTGGTCCTGTCATAGGCTGTACACCAACTAACTCGTTAGCAATAACGGTTGGCATAACACGTCTGATTACAGGTAGGATAACACGATTAAGTGTTGCAACGTTACCGGCAGAAGTAGCACCTGCTGTTGCACTTTCTGACAAATACTTGCGAGTATTTTCTAAAGTAGCAGCCATTACAGATTTCTTGTTTCCATCTAGGCCTTCAAGAAGTGCTGTCTTCGTATCCTGCCAGCGACTTTCTAGTAGTTCTGACATTTTTTTCTCCTTATTTTAATCCTGCGAGACGCTTAATGTCAATTACGTTATGTGCGTCTGCGTTAGTAGTTGTTGTAGCTTCCACGCTACGATTGCCTGTTACTTCTTTTGCCTCTGTTAATGCTGCCTTCTGCTTGGCTGGACCCTTTCCATCGATAACCGCTGGTAGGTATTTGTCAAACGCCGAACGTAGTTTGGCTGTTTGCACTGATTCCAGTAAGTCTGTCATAATTTCCTTTTGATCCTTTGATAAAGGAGCAATTAGATCATTAATTGTGTCTTTGCGTGTTGCTGCTTCCATTAATGCTTTCTTCTCAGTTTCCTTTGATTCAGCTAGTTTAACGGCTTTTTGTGCTTCAACTTTTGCCTCTGCTAATTGCTTGTCCTTAACTTTAAGAACTTTCATTAGTTTGGCTGTCTCAGATTTTTCATTTAGGTAGCTAGTTGAATATTCGTTAGCAAATGCTTCGAATAGTCTGCGACCAAAGTCATTTCTACGTGCTTCTTCAATGTCTTCTTTAAGAGATGTAATCTCTTGTACAAGACCTTTAGAAACAGTTTCTGCAACTTTAGCTGCGCCTTTCTTAATGAATGCATTCTGGACTTCTGCAAATTTTGTTTTTGCTTCACGAATTAGTTTAACCTTAGTTTCAGCAAGGTCCTTCTTGTCTTCGTGGAACTCAGCAATTTCTTTTGAAAGTGCTTCAACAACAAATTCCTCAAGAGTTGCAAATTTCTCTGCAATCGCTTTTTGGTCTTTGTGTAATTCTGAAACTTCTTCGCTTAGTTGCTTAGTAACAAATTTTTGCAATACATTTGCGTTTTCACGCATTTTTACTGCATACTTTGCTTTAGCTTCTGCAAGTTGTTTACGGTCTTCTGCAAACTCTGCAATTTCCTCTGCTAGACGCTCAGAAACAAGAGTGTCTACAGCTTCAACCATTGTTGACTTGTCGTGCTCGTATTTTTTAGCGAACTCTTCACGCAACTCAGCTGTTACTGCTTGACGATTTTCTTTAATCTTGTTATTCCAAGCTTCTTCAATTTCAGAACGCACTTCTTCTGAAACTACATCATTTTCAAAAAGTGTTTTTAGTGCATCCAACATAGTATTCTCCTTTTTATTGGAGTCGACTGATTATGTTAATCAGCGATTCTTTTAAGTATTTTTGTGCCTTGTCATCATGCTTAGTTGCTTGTGCCAGTTCGTATGCCTTATACCCACCACGAGTATTCATTAGATGCTCGTAAATAGGCGTTGGATACGCCCCTGGAGCACTAGGTTGAGCGACCATATCAACAGTGATGATTTCAAAATCTGAAACTTCACCTGATCCGTCCTCTTTAACATTACCGCTACCACGACTGGAAACACCTAGTCTAACACCACTTTGTATCATGGTGCTGACTAGTTGTCCCATTGGTGTTGGTAAAATCTTCATTTTGCCATAACCGTTTGGTCCATCCATCCACATTTCTGTAATCATATGGCTTACACGGTCAAGATTAATATTAAGTCCTTCTGGATGATCAACTTCGCCGAGAACACTATAACCTCCGCTTATCTGATCGTTAAGAGTTTTGACAGCCCTACCAATTTCATTTACAGGATATACACGTTGGTTTGCATTACGCACACCACCTTGTATGCAGATGCCTTTCATGTAAAGGTCTTTGCCGCCTGTAGCGTTATCGGTAGATTCAACGACCATTCCTGCTTGGTCAAATGTCAAATGCTCTCTTAAGTAGTTGTTCATCTATACGTCCTTAATTAGCTGCCAATCATTGATTTCTTGTCAGCTGCTTGCTCAGGCTTGCCCTTTTTCTCAGCGCCATGCCCGGCTGGCTGGTTTGACAAACTATCTGCTGCCTTACCGCCTGGTACGTTTACATTGCCCGCATTCTCCTCTTTAGGAGCCTTTGCGCCTGTTCCGCCCTTCTCATCGGCTGAACCTTGTGCAATATTGCTTGCAGTTCCGCCCATATCGTTTTCACCTGCTACAATTGACTTAGCGTTTGCGCCGTTGTCACCCATTTTAGCAGTTACTTTTTCAACGTATTCTCTCATTGTTTCAGTTTCAGACATTTTTGCATCCTTTTTAATTAGTTTAGGATCTTTTTTGTCGTCTTCGTCATCTTGGCTAGCGTCTTGCGACTGTTGGTTTTCCATAGGCATTTCTTCTTCGCCTTCGTCACCTTCTTCGTCACCTGCTTCGTCACCCATGTCCATTTCGTCGTCGCCTTCTTCGTCGCCGCCTTCTTTGTCCATAAGCTCTCTAAATTCTGCTTCTAGATCCTTAAATGCTGCTTCTAGGTCTTCAACACGGTCTTCAACATCGCCTTCGGCGCCTTCTTCGTCGCCCATGCCCATGTCCATATCGCCTTCATCGCCTTCATCGCCCATATCAGGTGCAATATCAGCCATCATGTCGTCCATTGGATCTTTTTCTGCTACTTCAAATTCGTCAAGATCAAAGTCTTCAGACATTTCTTCGTCTTCGTCTTCATCTTTAGCTTCTTCAACATCTTCATCAGATGCTTCATCAACTTCTTCGTCTTCTACTTCTGACTCAAGAAGTCCTTCATAAATTTCTCTTGATTTTTCTACCACAATTTCGTGGAATAGTTCTTGTGCTGCTTCTTTCTCTTCGTTAACGAGAAGTTCAAGCATTTTTTCAAACTTGTTTAGGTCTGCCATTGTTTTCTCCTATAAATGTGTTACCTATGGTAAGGCTGTCACTTGTATTTAACATATCGGGAGAAATATACGTAGAAATAGGCGTTTTTTACGCCATTTTTGACAAATGTTCAGAATTTTGGAAGATTTTTAGGAAATCTTCAACAAATATTGTTTTGTAATTTCTATAATTATTTAGTTGAGGCGGATTAAAATTATCTGCTGTTATTACTCTATGATACTTTATATGCGGGTGTGTTTTAATAGTTTCTTCTGTTTGACGTAGCCAATTACCATAAAAAGTTGCTGTTTCGTTTGATTTTTTATAGTTTTTAGTATCAGCATATATGTTGTTAAACATTCTACCATTGTTTAAACCTTTATAATCAAAGCCTAAAATGTAAATGTCTCTGTAATCATGTTGACTTGCTAACCATAATGCAGTTGGTCCGCTACTCCAACCTTTTGATTTATCAAAGTAATTAAAGTTTTTATAGTCTTTGTAAACACGATTAAAGTTCGTCCATACAGTATGCTCGTTTTGATAACCTTTAGAATTAATTTCGTTAATCATTTTTACATCAACGGCAACTAGATAATCGCAATCAAACTCTCTATAAAGAGCATTGCAACCATATATTTTACCGTGTTGTTTGAGATTAGTTAGATCTATTGTAGAACGGCTAGTTCCGTTTCCTAATACAAATGCTGTCATTAAATTGCACCCGCTTCAGCCTGTGCTGCGATTCCATACATTTGACGTACAAAATCTAGCTCCTCTTCCTTTTCTGCATTATGCATTTCGGCGGCTTTGCGGACACGATTAATTTGCTTTAGTGTAAGACGTGTTTTACGAGTGTCGTCAAGATTAATCATTGAGGTATCTGACGAAGGATCATAACGATCGTCTTCTACAGGTTCAAGGTTATCTCTATCAAAATAAAATAGTTCTCGTAGTATCATGTTAGTATTTATTAAATTGTTATATCTTCCCCGCCGGCCGGTGCTCCGCCAGGTGCTCCACCTGTTGCTGTCTCAGGTGCTGCGGCATCGCCTCCTGCTTCACCGCCTTCTGCTGGAAGTTCGTCTTCCATTCCTCCAATGTCAGCACTCATTCCTGCTGAACTAATTCCTGCGCCTCTCATTTCTGCTGCTGCATCTGCTGGACTTGCAGTAATATTTTCATCGTTCTCTTCGCGCCATAGTCTTTCATTTTCAGCAATTTCTTCGTCAGTAAGGCCTAAGAATCTGCTTAGTGCAAATCTATTTGACACATAAGGAATAGCACTCATTTGTGTAAATGTTGGTACACGAGCATTATCTAGTTCTGACTGTCTGTATGCTGCAAAGTTTTGTGGTTCTTCAAATTTAAGTTCAAACATTGAAGTATCAATGTTAACACCTTTTTCTAATAAGAAACGTTTAAACTCTGTATCAAATCCTTCAACTAAAAGACCTTGTAGTCTTTCACAATAGGTATTAAATCTTAATTCTTGAATATATGCTGTACCTACTCTACCATCGTTGTATGATGTTGCGCCATCATCAGCGCCTGTTGGTAGGTACGAACTAGGAATACGTAAACCGCGAACTAGTTTGTTAGTAAAGTATCTTAAGTCATCAATCTCGCCTAGGTTAGTTCCGCCCGGAAGTGTTTCAACTTTGCTGCCTCGGCCTTCAGCAGTTTGCGGGAAGAAGTAATCTTCGTTGATTGATAGAGGGTTGTAACTAGAGTCTATGACATTCTGGCCGCCCCCTGTTG